TCGTTGAAGCGGGCTGAGGAGGCTCATTTATGGCGAGGAAAAGTGGGCGAGATGCAAACATTTCGCTGAATTCGGTGGCGATTGAGGATAGCGTGAACTCGTTTACCACCACGTTCACCAACAGTGAAGCGGAGGTTACGTCGTTTACCGATGTGTATCAAAACTTCTTGGCGGGCAAGGCGGATGTCAGTACCACCATCGACGGCACGTACGACACCTCGACGGACGGTACGGACGCGCCAGAAACTTTGTGGGATGCCCAACAGAGCGGGCCGAAAGCCCTGGTCATCGACCCCACAGGTAGCGGGCCGGACACCGATCTGCCGGAATATCAGGTGGCCGCTAGTGGTTTGACGGGCGCTCTGGTCACGTCGATTACGTGTAGTTTTCCCGTTGGTGATACGGCAACGTACTCATCAACCATTCAGCATTCAGGCGCGACAACTCGCGCTCTCAGTTAGGGGTTAGCGGACATGGCACGAACACATGGTAAAAGCGTGGATTTTGCCTACGCAGGTGTCGCAATTGAGGACGAGTTAAATGCGGCCACCATCACCTTCGACGTTCCTGAGGCAGAGATCACGGCGTTTTCGGACGCGTACCAAAACTTTTTGGCGGGCAAGCCCACGGTCACACTGTCCGTGGACGGCTCCTGGGACCCTGCCAGTTCTCAAGGTGACGTAACGATATTTGGGGACCTTGGCGGCGCTGCACAGACCTATGACTTCGAGCCAGATGGTTCGACCGGGTATAACGGCTACGCCAATATCACCAGCTACTCAGTGACGGCGAGCGTGAACAGCGCTATCACGTACTCCATGTCGCTTCGCCATAACGGTGGATCGGCAGCGGCTGACGCAGCGGCACCAACACGCGCATAACGTAGGGGTTTAGGGCACCTCGGGGCTCATCGCTCCGGGTGCCCTAAACCACGCTGACAGGACGAAAGTCGCTGTATGGGCTACCTAGAGCATCTAGAACGCACCGAGAGAGGTTGTTAATGGCTGGGTCTAACGGAGTAGCAAAGAAACCGACGAAGCAGCAATTGGCGCGGTTCAAAGTCCCGCCCATTGAAGTCGAGTGTTCGGACTATGAACTATGGGTCGGACGCGAACTCAACGACAACGGGGACGCCGTGGTTGAAGGCCAGCGGTACACCCCGCACAAGGGCGAGAGGATTTTGGTGATGCCGGTAAGCACCATGGGCGCTCTGTTCGGTTTAACCCGCATGACCGGCCCCGATGATGACGAGGCCGATGGGGTGCTGGGCGAAGGTGACGACGCCGCATCACAGGCTGTCATACGCGATGCCATGCAACGTCGGCTAGCGCGACAGGCGGAAGGGTTCGAGCAGATCATCACAACCCTAGCTCGACGTATCGTTTGGTGGAATTGGACTGACCTGGGCGGAGAGCCACTTCCCCAGCCGTACCGAAACCCCGAAGTCCTCACGGGGCTAGAAGCCTCTGAGATCTTTTTCCTACAACGCAAGCTAACCGGTGAGACTGCGGTCGTTGAGGGAAACGTCGTGCGCGGATCGCCTCCTGGCTCTTTGACAACGGGCAAATCCCGTGGGAGCTAGAGCTATGGAATATTTGCCAAGCGTTTCAGTGCCCGCCCGATGTGGCACAGAGGCAGAATCCCGCGCTGATTTACGCGATGTGGCAGGTGAAAATGGCCGAATCCGCGAAGAACAAGCTCAATTCCAAAGACGGGGCGAGGCAGTTGACCAAAGACGAAGCTCAACTGCTGGGCGAATTGAAAACGCAGTTCAACGAGGAGTTTCCTGAAGACTGATGGCAACCGCCGCCGAACTCGAAGTCGTGATGCGCGCCGATGTGACGCAGGCCACGGCGGCGCTTAAACGTGTCGAGCGGCAATTAAACCAGACAACCAAAGCTGGCAAAGGTACCCAGAAGGGCATGAAGGGGCTATCGGGTGGCTTTGCGGGCATGATGCAGGGCGGCGCGGGAGCCGCCCTCAAGATGGCCGGGGCTGCGTCGGCGGTCATTGCCGTTGGTCTGGCAATGAAACACGGCATAAGCCAGGCTCTGAAGTGGGAAACCGCCCTCACCGGGGTTGCCAAAACAGTTAGCGGCACCGACGTGGAGATTGCGGCGCTGGGTCATTCCCTAACGCGCATGGCTACAACGATCCCTGTTGCCCGCGAGGAACTAGCCAAGCTAGCCCAGGTTAGTGGTCAGTTAGGCGTGCAAACCCAGAACCTCAAGTTGTACGTGGAGACCGCGGCGCAGCTTGGTGTAGCTGTTGACGACCTTACCCCGGAAGAGGCGATTGTCGGTCTGACAAAGTTCGGCAACGTCATGGGAACCAACCAGAAGGACATTGCCAAGCTTGGGTCGGCGGTGGTTGATCTCGGCAACAACTTCGCCACCACAGAGGGCACGATCCTCAACATGGGTCAGCGCATGGCCGCTGCCGGACGAATCATCGGGTTGTCCGAAGGCGATGTGCTGGGACTCGCTACGGCCCTGAGCAGTGTGGGCATTAACGCCGAAAGTGGTGGCACGGCCTTCAGCCGCGTGATGATTGAGATTTCTAAAGCCGCGTCAGAGGGCGGTACGCAGCTTGAAGAAATGGCGCGACTAGCGGGTATGACGGCTGAGGAATTCCAGCACGTCACAAGGACCACGCCGGTCGAAGCGATCAAGGGCTTCGTCGTGGGCCTGAAGAACGCCCAGGACCGAGGCGAAAACGTCTTCAAAACGCTTGAGGGTTTGGGTATGAACTCGGTGCGCTTGCAGCAAGCCCTGCTGAGCGCATCATCGGCAACCGGCATGTTTACGAGCGCGATAATGACGGGGAATGAAGCTTTCGAGGAAGGCACCGCGCTCCAAGCCGAGGCGCAACGGGCCTTTGGTACCACCCAAGCGAAGCTAGACATCCTGGGCAACACGTTCGACGCGGTGGCAGGCGAAGCTATGAAATCCTTCTTGCCGGTTATCGGGGGGATTGCGGAAGGGCTGACCACCGCCATGGCTGACCTCTTCCTGCCGACTGAAAAGGTCGTCGATGTCTTTAGCAAGTTCCCGAAAGCTGTAGAAGAAACCGTAGAGCCTGCCAAAAAGCTCGCCAACGAAATTGACGAAACCGGCGACAAGATGGAAGACCTTATTACGCAGATCGATGGCAGCATCAACATCTTCGGCGCGTTTGCGGTCACATCGACAGACGTAGAACACGCCATGGATACCACCGGGAAGTCAATGTCGGAACTGAAAGAGTTCCTGGTTGAGGCTCGAACGAACGCGACCAAGTGGAACACGACATGGGAAGGGGCGCTCGCGGTTATGGCGGCGCACAACCGCCCGCTGGAGACGCACGTCGGGTTGGTTGGGGATTTAGCGGACGAACTAGAGGATCTAGACGTTCGAACCAAAGAGTTCATGCCCACAATCACGGCGTATGCGGCTGCTATTGAGAGAGCCCGAGAACGAACAAAGGAGCTTCGCGAGGCCAAAGCGCTCGCAGCCGAGGGCGACAACCGGCTCAAGGAATTACAGGACGAACTCGCTAGCGCCGTGGTTATAACCAACAAGGCGTTTAACGTACACGAAGCACGTCTCTGGGAAGTCCGCCGCGCTATGAATGAGACGACGCTGGCAGTGCAGGCGGCGGAAGGTGAGTTTGGGGAGTTTGGTAGTCAGGTCGAAATGACGTTGGCCGCGTTGTTCAAAAACACCAAGGAGATGTTCGCCTACATCAAGGCGGCTAAAAGCTTCTCAGCCGCTTCAGCCGACATGGAAGACGAACTGCATCAGGTTGAAACCGAGCTAAACCGTCTAACCGACACCACGACAGAGTATCGACGGATCAATTCGAATGCTACCGACAGCATGGACGACGCCGCCGAAGGGCTCGAACGCATCATCGACAGAACCGTTGTGAACAACATCCATGCCCGCGATCAGGTTGCGATCAACCGCGAAGTCGCGACAACGACGAATGAAGCCGCCGAAGCTACACAGCGGTATAGCAGCGTGGTCGATACCGCGACGACCGAATCACGTAACTTCCAAAGTGCCCAGCGGGATATAGAAACGGCACTGCGCGCAACGGGTCTCGAAGGCGACCTGCTAACGAGTGCGCTGACCGAACTCGGCATATTCGGCATTCAACCGGCGACCGACATGTGGGAGGACATGCGGTCAGCGATGATCGAGTTCGGCACCGTGGGTGAACAAGAAATTGACACGATCATTAATAAACTGAAGTCGCTAGTTCAACAACAAGAGAAGGTGGCAGAGACCGCGCCTGGATCATCCGAGGCATTCGCAGCCGCACAACAAACCGCATTGCAGCGGGGCCGTGACGTGGCCTATCGCGTTGCCGAACGTCGAGCGCGAGGCTCCGGACTGCCCGCAGCAAACCAAATCTTCGAGCTTGACAAGAGTCGACAGTGGCTTAATCAGGCAAGCAATGAGCAGGTGAAGGCGTTCTTTGCGGGTACGGCGGGCGGAGTGAGCTTCGGACAGGGCCGATCTGCGGGTGCCCTTGGCATTAGTGTTCCGCAATTGCAGCAGGGTGGCATCGTGCGAGCGCCAACGCTGGCCATGATCGGCGAGGGTGGGCCAGAAGCTGTCGTGCCACTACGTGGCAACGGCGGAATCGGTGGTGCATCGGTTGTGGTGAACGTGCAGGGGAACTTACTGACCGAACACGACCTCCAGCAAATGATCCTCCGCACCGTGCAGGATGGGTTGCGCGGTGGAAGCTTCAGCCACATCGAGCGGTCGCTCGTTCCGCAGTTGCAATAGCATGGCAAACGGCACCTACGTTTTAGAAATCGACTGGAACGCCGACGGGGACTGGGGCGACACCGCCGAGAACGTCACCGCCAACACGCTTGAATGCGTATGGAGCAGAGGCCGGGATTATGCCAGCCAGCTAAGCGGGCGAGCGACAGCAGGCAAACTCTCGGCGCGGTTAGAT